TATATATATATGCCAAGAAGATCTTCACCAAGATCTCGTGCTATTTCAAAAATGAAAAAAACGCGTAAAAGAAAAAGAAGAGAAGAAATAAAATCAAGAAGATGGCGTAATCCAAAAACGGGAGAACATGATAGATGGGCAACAATGCGTGCAAGGAAAAGAGCACAAACTGTTAGAATAAACAAATGGTTACAGAATTTAGATAAAAAAATGTCAAAACAAAGAAAATTCACAATTGGAAAAAAAGTTGATGAATTGGCTACATTATTAGGTAATATGTCTGTTAAAAAAACCCGGCAAACGGCACGAAGTTTGGGTAAATTATTAAAAAGAATGTCTATTAAAAAAATATAATTTTTTAATATTGTATTTATATAAATGACAAGAAGTGTCGCTAGAGCCGACGTCGCCGAACTTACTGCCGCCCTTGAAAGTATGGTGGTGGAAGAGGGCGATCATCATTTGGTGATTGTTTCTACCAACAAAGTTATAAGTTCAACACAATTTAAACAAATGTTTTATTCCCGCGGTGATGATTTTTTCCAGATTGCCAATTGTTATGCCTGCCCGGATAGTGCTAGTAGCATCCACAACAGTGTATGGGGGATTGTTAATTCCGATTTAACAACCATGGGTGAAAATCGCCTTTCCAACGGAGAAGTTTGTTACAACTTTAACAAATTGGGCGGAAGACACAACGATCCCTCCGGGGTGGCGTGGGCCTATAGTTATGTTCATGACCAGAGTCGGAATTTCTATGCCCAACACGAAGTTATGGGATATTTAGAACAAGATACCTGCGTAAAAAAACACAATTGGACCCTTTGTTCACGCATGAGCATTCAAGATCAGTTATATGGACTTGCCTTTGCTTCGGAAACAGACCAAGATCTCTGCATGAAGGTTACCTGTGCGCGTAGGTGGAGCGAGGTGGAAGATGCTTTGGCGGAATCGTGTTTAGCAAATCAACCAGGATACAATGGAATTGGTAAAGGTACCCCTTCCTTTGACGCATCACATGTTGATTTATACATAAATGTTCGCATTACCAACGCACACCCCGAGACACTTGATACCATATTGCGTATTCGTTTTACTGTTATTTTTGATGAACATAATCCTTCCGAATTAAATTCATGGAATACCCGCGCATCTAAAGCGGGAAGTGGTGTCATTCAGAGCGGTGTGGCGGGTGACGCTCCGGAAGGTGGTGAAGGCTCGGGCGCGGCGCCGAGCGCCGCGGCGGCTTCTTCCTCGGTGGAGGAGTTTTATAAAAGTGTCTGGGTCACTCTCCTTGAGCCCGACGACGAGGCTTTTTACGCCTTCTTTGAAGATGATGAGATGCTGCTGTTTGACGGCGGGATGGTGCGAACAAAAAGCGAGATGCGGGCCGAGGTCGCGCAGCGGGGGGCCGTCGGGTTCTTCGACGCGATCCACATGATGGACGAGGACGATGGCGGCGCGCCGCGCATTTTCAACAAAGATTATACAATGGCGAATTTGGAATCAGATTTCGAAATTTTTGTCGACCGTTCCTTTTCGTTCCATCGGCCGGACGAGCCGGAGGCGGATAACTACTATGTCTACATGAAATGGAAATGGAACGATGGGGAAGCGGAAGATTCATACGTAGACAGCCCCATAACCACACACACACCATGGAGCGATTCGAATATTTGGACCGTGGACCTGACGGTAATGAAGATATCAAAAGTAAATGGTAATTGGAAATTAATTTGTATTTTTGGCGAGTAGTCGAGGAGGGTTATACTCCTCGCTCATCTTATACTCGGGGGCTGCCGCCCCCCAAAACCCTCCATCAACTTTTCCAAAAAGTTGTAAAAAAAGGTTAATGTTTTGTAATACTTTTGGGAAAAGTATTGCAAAAGTTGGAGATTTAGGTTTTGTTTAAAAATATCCTATTTTATCTACTATTTCTCTCACACGACGTTCGCGCAGAAAATAATATTAAATATATGTAATGGACCGATTAATAGATTTGCATTCCAATGGAAAAATTGTTGTTCATCAACCAAAAGAAGAAGACAAATGTTATAAAGAATTTAAAAAAATGATGAATTGTATTCGTGAATCCGAATTAACAGAAAATTGTAAAAAAAAAATTTTAGCCTGGGATAAATGCAAGAAGTTTTAATATACAATTATTAATATAATCTATGTTTGAAAATTATATTAATGAACTTTTAAAAAATATACCAAAAAGAAAATATAATTTAGATATAGTTATTGAGGGAGGAGCCTTTAATGGATCCTATGTTTTGGGAATATTGTTATTTTTAAAAGAAATGGAAAAAGAAAAAATGATAAAAATTAATAAAATGTCGGGTTGTAGTGTAGGTGGATTATTGTGTTTTAAATATTTAACTGATGATTTAGAGGATGGGTTAGGAGAATATTCATTACTTAGAAAATCTTTTTATACTAATCAAAATTTTAATGTAATAAATGAAAGCATTGAGAAAAATATATCAAAATTAACATCTGAAACATTTAAATTATTACAAAAAAATAAATTATTTCTAACTTTTCATAACAATGGGCGACAGATTATAAAAAGTGAATATAAAAATAAAGAAGATTTGAAAAAATCTCTAATGAAAACATCATATTTACCTTATTTAATAGATGGAAAATGTTATTTTAAAGATAAAGGAGCATTTTTTTTAGATGGTCTGCTTCCTCATATTTTTAAAGACAGAATGGATGACTTAAACAATCATATTTTATATATTTCTCCAAATAGTCTTCCAAAATTAAAAAATATATTAATAACAAAAAATGAAGTTTCTGTTTATGGAAGAGTTTCTGAAGGAATTTTAGATGCTTATTCCTTTTTTAAAAATGAAAAACAAAGTGAAATGTGTAGTTTTGTCAATGAATGGTCTATGAGTAATTTTATATGTTTGCGAATGAAACATTTAATCATTTATATTTTTTTATATTTGGTGCGTTCGTTATCTTATTTTAGTGATAATATTTTGCCCATTTTAAAGAAAAATGATTTATATAATGGTATTGAACCAATTATAAAAAATATGTGTTCGGATATTTTTTTATATAATTGTTTCTAATGTATTATATATATATGGAATCACCAAACTCTCCCCCTGCAATTATAAGAAGAGGAGGACCTCCTTTGTCGCCTATTGGGTCCCCCCACAGCCCCAATGATTTTCCTGCATCGCCCCAAGTAAGGCCTCGTCGTTTATTTGTTGAGGACGAATCTAACATTGCAAAACCTATAGCTGTGCAAGCAAAACCATCGGCGGTAACGGGTGGTAAACCGCGCAAAAGCACCCATCGCCGCCGCCGAAAAAAAAGAACCAAACGCCGCCGCCAAAGAACCAAACGTCGCCGCCGAAAAAAAAGAACCAGACGACGACGCAGAACAAGGCGGGGAAGAGGAATTGGTGCATCAAAACCAAAGCGTGTAACCATACGAGCGACCGGGAGACCAAAAGGATCTAAATGGAAAGTCAAAAGAAAACCACCTGTTGGTCCGCCGGTTGGCAGATCACAAAACGACAATATTTTAAAAAATTCAAAAAAAGAGTAGACATGATGAAAACATTCATGGAAATTCACGGTGGAAGACCTCTAGGTAATTTTATAAAGGAGAAGATAGATAAAGAGGGCTATAATGCGGCAATGGATTGGATTGTTTGGTATGAAACAGAGCAGGAAAAACAATAATTTGATGGACGCCGAAAAAAAGAACCTAATTATAATTTAATTTTTTTATAAATTATAATTTTAATGTAAACCCCTCTTTAAAAGAGTTCAATTTCTTTTTTAAATTCTTTATTTCTTTCTTTAATTTTATATTTTCCTTTTTAATTTTAAGACAATATTTTTTTGTTAGAGTTTTGCTCGCACGGCTTTTACTACGAGTTTTGCTCGCACGGCTTTTGCTACGAGTTTTGCTCGCACGGCTTTTGCTACGAGTTTTGCTCGCACGGCTTTTGCTACGAGTTTTGCTCGCACGGCTTTTGCTACGAGTTTTGCTACGAGTTTTGCTCGCACGGCTTTTACTACGAGCTTTGCTACGAGTTTTGCTGCGAGTGCGAGTTCTAGATTGTGGCGATGCCCCACCTCTTCGTCGCTTCCGTGCTCTTCTTCTGTTATTAAACATTATATAATATAATAATATTATTTTTTATTTTTTAATGCTTTGTCAAAGTCTCCGTAATCATCTTCGTTGTATGCTACATATTTTTTAGAACTACTCTTTAACAATTCTGAAAATTTGACAGAATTACCTTGTTCCGCCTTTTTTAACGCAAAATTTTGAGTTTTTTCGGGAGCTCCTTCAATTTTTCCGTCCATTTTTCCCAATTCTTGTTCCATTTCTTTACGCGCTTGCTTAGAAATACTCATTTTATTTAATAATTCTCTTAGTTCATCCGTTGTATTTTTTTTTGTTGAAATAATTCCTGGTGCTCCTGGCATTTCATAATGTAATTCGCGAGAATCAGTAACATCAACATTAACCGATATAGGTTGTGGATTTTTCTTTGGTTTTTTATTTATTTTGAGGGCCCCAACCGCTTTTTGCCATAATTTATATTGACCAGGAGTTAACTTTGATTTATGTATTTTATTGTTTGATTTCATTATTTCTTTCATTTTACCTAAAATTGTTCTAATATCTTCCACCGTTTTTAATTGTTCTTTATTATGATCATTGTGTTTATGTCCTGGAATTTGGATAGGTGGTTCTGCCTCTTCTTTTGGTTTATTGGGAATTGTTTCTGGTAATATTGGTGTTTGGCGCGGCTGTGGTTCTGGAGCAGGAACTTCTGTATTTTTTTTAATATCTTGAACAGGAGCGGGCGCTGATGGTGTTTCTATAAATCCATTCTCATCCACATTTCCTCCCCCACCACCTTCTTCACCACCACATTGTGGATCATCAGGAGTAGAACATTTTTCGGGCCATGAGGTTAATAATGTACATTTTTTAGGCTTGCAACCGGCAGCTCCACAACATTTTATCTGAGAATCAGCCAATTCCTCCCTACTTAAAGTTCCTCCTACCTCTAATTCGGGTTGATTTGCTTTTTGACACCTACTCATCATATTTTTCCAAACAGTACTATCATTCTTTTTTTCTCTCCACCAATCAATAACCGCATCATCAACGCCTGCAACACATCCGGTAGATTTATATGCAGCTATATATTTTTCTCTACATTTTTCATCATTTGAATTACATGTTGGAGGTTCTTCTTTTTTTTCTTCTCCTGCATCATTTGCAAGTGATCTTCTACTACCAACAGGAGCTTTTTTAGCTGCATCTAACCAAGAACCTCCGCCGGCGCCAACGCCCGCCGCTTTTGCAGATGAAATACTTGCTTTATCAACAGCTGAAATTTGTCCTTCTCGGAAATTTTCTTTTACATTATTAGTTAAAACAAAAAAAAAATAACCATGACATGCCAATAAAGATAAGAATAATATTATCCAAAATATTTTTGATGAAAATATTTTTGACGAATTCATAATATATAATACTTCTAGAAAAATAAATGCTAAATAATATTTATAATAAAGAACCATTTTTAAAACTAGTAAATCCTCCAGCAGCTGTAAGTCTATCACCCATCCCCTTATTCATATTACCTACAAAAAATTCAGCTATAAATTCTGAATCATTTCCCTGCCAATCATCTTGTGCGCCAAAAGTATATCTATTTATATTTCCACGACTTTTCACGGTAGCTATATTATTACGAGATGCTCTCCCCCAACCATAACGAGGATTAGGGGTTATTACCCGGACTCTTGAACCAACGGGACACCAATTGGCATTACACTTTTTACCCGCACGTGACCTTCTTGCAACCAAATTAGAATCAAAAGTGTTTCTTTTTCCTGCATCAAACTTTGGATTTTGCGGTACGTTTGCTCCTGACCCACCCTTTGAATCATAAAATACACCCCCGCCTCCTGTAATTGTTAATGTAAGACTATTTCCCCCCTTACATTCTCCCATAAATATTGTAAATGGATATCTTCCAAATTTTTCTCCATCCAAGGTTCCTGTTCTACTACGTTTTCCATGAATACCTCCATTATCAATGATAACTTTTCCTTTTATTATTAAATAAGATGCATCATCCGATTCTAAATTAAAGGTTAATGTTCCATCTTCTTTTGGTATCATTGTTCCGGTAATCATAACACTATGTTTTGGTTGAATTGAATTTGGAGTAAGATTTATTGTTGGTGTTTTTTCTGTTTTTACCAAACTAGCAGTTTTAAAAAAATGGAAATTATCACCCCATGATTCGCCTGCAGGGCTTGGTTGTCCATCACAATC